TAAACAAATAGATATATTTAATCAAGTATTTAATGGGAAGCTTCAAACTGCTTTATCAACTATTAAAGAAGAGATAAAAGAGTTTCCTGATATCTATAAACCTATTGTTAATCAGCTAGAAGCTATTGGTGGTAAAAAACTATCTAATCTAAAAATATTCAAAGATATTATTGAAGATACTACTATTGAAGAGGCTGATAAAGCTGAGAGAATAAAAGATACTGTCCTAGCTTTACGAACTATATTTGATACTCAAATGTCGTATAGAGATATTAATCATAGTAAGAAAGTTTTTATTATTGATGGAATTGTAGACCCAGAAACTGGTTTATATAATATGGATGCAGTGAACCTACAACAAGTCATAGGTATGAATATAGCTAAATCAAAAGGAATAGCTACTACTAATACAGACAGTGATAATAGAGCTAAACTATACCAAGCACTAGGTACTCCAATTGTAGCTTATTTAGTTCAACAAAAGATTCTTAAAGCAGATACTGGTGCATTTATATATAACCATCAATATGGTACTACAAATGATGTATCTGCTCCATTAGTTAAATCACACGCTAGAGAGCAGAAGTTAAGTGATAAACAGATACTTACTTTATCTATAGAAAATCTACTAGGTATTAGTAAAGATCAAGTAAATACCCATAAAGTAGAAGCAGTAGTATTTTCTAGGTCTTTAGGTGATAAGTTTAAGAAAGATGATTTAGCTATTATAAAGAATGCTAGTAGATTACTTTCTAAACTAGTTATGCCAGGGAATGTTATAGCTCCATTGAATGAACCACTTGGTACATTAGAAGAGTTTAAACAAGTATTAGGAGAACATTCAGATCTTAATATTTTTAGTAAAAAGAAGATTGAGTTACTATATCATATTCATAAACAACCTAAATATATTAACCCTATATTTATTCCTTTTCTACAACAACTAGAGAAAGAAGTTATTAGTGGTTCATACACTATAAGAGAAGCTGTTTTTAATCTTGCTGAAGGTGATCCAGATATAGTTAAAGAAATCTTAGGGTTAGTTAAAGTAGAAGATGATATACCTAGTATAACTAATAGTACAACAGGTAAGGAAAGAACTTCTTACAATAATCTAATGAATCTAATCTACAACCTAGATAAGTTTGTTGATAAAGATGGTAGTCCTAAACCAATGTTCTTTACTCCATATGATATTAAAACTGATAGAGTATTCTATTATGAGAATGTATTGAATGTACAAGGAGATAAAAGATTATCTAGACAGTTATTAGTATCTACTAATCCTATAGATTATAAAACAGATACTAAAGGTATATACAATATTGATGTATATAAAGAAGGAACTAAACAATATACAGATGAATTTAAAAATGTACTAGCTTTCTTAGTTGATTCCAAAGTTAAACCATTTGTTATAAAAGCTATTATAGATGCTGCTTTAAAAGGTGATAGTAAATCTCCATATCTAAAAGCATTAGAAGATACAAATATATTAACTGTTAAAACTCTACCAAAAATGGATGCACTAATAGCTAAAGGTATGAATCTTAGTGAACCTACTTTATTTACTAAACCTAATATGAATGTGTTTGAGAAATACAAAGTAATAAAGATGTTAAGAGATTTAGCTGCTATTAAAGATAACCAGATGATAACCTATTCAGAGACTGCACAAGATGCAACAGCATCTGGTATCTTTATTAAAGCTCTATTGAATATACCTAATAAAGCTGTACAAAATCTATTTGGAAAAATGGGATTCCCTATCTTTGCTGAGAAAGATAGTAACGGAGTATACAAGTCTGAGTACAATGACTTCTACCATATTATTCAAAAGAAAATAAGTGAACAACTAAATAGTAATGCATCTTCAGGAGAGTCTCTTAGTTTAAATGAAAAACTAATTAAAGAAGAAGAGAATATTGCAGTTGATACAGAGTACCTAACAAATGTACTAGAAGCACTGAAAGAACTAGGTATCTCTGAGAGAGACTTTGTTAAAGCTCCAGTAATGACTACAGGAGGGTATGCTCAAGGTATAGAAGGAGCTTCAATAGCTTCTATACACGATATAGTTGATAACATAGTACTAAGTTTATATAATCTAAATAAAACTAACCCAGCAAGAGCTGAGGTTGTACTAAACAATCTACTTAACTTTAAAGAAGGTAGTGAAGAATATATACCTAGAAAAGATATACATAAATTCTTAGTTACAGAAGTTACTAGCGATGCAGCTGGTCCAGTAGATCTTCTAAAACAAAAACTAGTACCAAAGATAGGAACATACTTAGCTAAGTCTGCAAGTAAATATATAGCAGATGCTATGTTTAAAGACTATCATAATAAACTAGACGTAGTATTTAAGAATGTAGTTCAATACATTAAAGATCACTATAAAGGTGATATGAGTCTATTAGCTTTACTACCTCCATCTGTACTATTAGATGAAGGATTTAAAGCTGAAAAGTTTGGTAAGGGTAATAAGTTAAGTTTTATAAAAAAACACGGTATCCCATTAACTAAAACAAGAGAAGTTATAACAGATGATCAAAACACAGTTCTTAAAGATATAGAGAATGTTTACTCATTATATGTATCTGCTATCCACTCGTTAGATAATTACATACAAATATTCTCTATAGGAGATACTATAGAAGAACTAACAAAAGAGTATGGTTCAGAGGTAGCTAATGCATATGGATTATCTATGATGCACGATAGTGCCTCTGCACATTCTAGATTTAATACAAAGAATAGTAAGCATTATTTTAGTAGAGCTTTAGAAGCTACTAAGAACTATGATATCCTAGATAGTTTATTTATGACAGCTGAAGCTTTAGGAATGCCTATCGATGATATAGCTGATCTTAAAAAGATTAAAGATGAGAATGATGNAGCTATTGCTGAGAAAGTAAAAATAATAAGTGAATATACAAATAGCAAACAATATCAAGAAGATTTAGATAATACACTATCGTTTAATTTTTATGGATATCAACAAAAAGATGTTGATGCTGTATCTAAAGCTAAACCAGATGTTTCTAAAAAAGAAACTACAACAGAAGAAAGTAAAAAACAAGATACACCTAAAAAAGCTAAAGAAAAAGAAACTGAAGAGAGTTTATTGAAAGGACTAGAAGAGTTTAGTTTTGGAGCAGGAATAGAAGCTATTGCTGGAGTATTTGATAAATCAAAGTTAGCTAATCTTTCTACAGAATACAAAGAGATGTATAGAGAAGCTCTAAACTTTATAAAAGATAATGGTCTTAGATTAGTTGAGAATAGTAATAAGTTTTTTACATTTAGTATAGATAAGAAAGATAATAGTGAAGTTATTACTCTTGGGAATACTGAGACTGCAGAGAGATATGTAGAGTATCTAAAGCACGAAGTACAACATGCTAAGTCAGCTGCTTTTATATTCAATAATCCTAATGATGCAGATGTTAAATATCTAAATGAGAATATTGAAGATATTATTGATCAACTAGGTATTGATATAGGGAATAAAGATGAGTCTGGATATATACTAAGTAGATTAGATTATGCATTGAAAGAAGGAAAGGAAAGAGGAGAAGAGTTTACTGTAGCAGAGTTTGTAGCTATAATGACTGGAGAAGCAAGTGTTAGAAAGTTTATTAATGAATACCTAGACCCTAAACCAAAAAATGCGTTTGCAAGATTAATTGAGAAAATAACTAATTGGTGGAATAATGTTAAGCCAACAGAAGACCCACTGAAAGAACATAAAGATAAACTACGAGGTGCATTACAAGCTGCAGATAGTTTAATAGCTAAAGGTACAGAATACAGAAAGATTAATACCTATGCTGAGGAATTAGTTGATGATGGTGTTGGAGCTACAGCTAAGAAGTCTTTTAAACCTAACACAACATTCACACCTTCATATACTCAATACAAAGGTAGAGATATATCATCTGATCCTTTAACAGCTATGACAACTAGTTTAAATAGATATATAGTAGATGTAGCTATCAGCAGAGTAGAGATGTATGGGAAAACAATTACAGATAGTCTTCTAAAAAAAGAACACGATAAACTATATAAATCTAATGGCTTTTATAAAGATGTAGTAGATGTACTATCGGATATAAATAATTCTCAATTTGTTTCTAGTATGAAAGATTATTTGAATATAGGAGAGTTTAAAGATAGAAAACTAAGAGGTGACTTGATTAGTTTAGTACATAATCTAACAGGAGAGAGAAACAAGATAACTAGTACACATATTAAAGAGTTAGATGATCTATTGAAACTAACATTTAAGAATGAAAAAGGATCACCTGATAAACAGTTTATTGCTAAGCTAGATAAAATCTACAGTAGAACAGGAATAGGTTATTTATTTAATGATGACAATGATTATAATGAGTTAGTAGATGGTAAGGTTAGTTTAGAAGAGTTGATTAAGAAGTATGAGAGTAAGTTGAGTAAACTAGATCAGATTCACGCTAAAGAGCTAGCAGTGATATACCTAGAGGGTAAGAGAGGTGCTACATATAATTTTGATAATGTTAGTACTGAAGCTGCTGTTAAACAAATATCTTTGAATAGACTAATAAGTCTATACAGCCTAGAAAGGATTCCTGATAGTGTTAAAGCTCTGAAGACTATTAAAGCTAATACTGATATACATGGTAGGTTTACAACAGTTGTGCTAGGCATTAAAGAGATGTATAACAAACTATATAAAACAACTGGAGATACTCCTAATTATAGAGGCAATATGGTTAATGACCAATTTGAATCTAATTATGATTTCAAGATTGTAACTAAAGAAGAACAAGTAAAAGGTATATACACTAAGGATGAGAGATGGCAGGTACTTAGAAGTCCTACTAAAGATTCACTAGGAATAATCTATAGAACAAATGATTATAGTGCTCAAATGGGGGTTGGTGTAGATTTCAGTTATAACATCGATGGTCTTATCATACCTAACTCATCAGAAGTTAGTAAGAATAGATTAATGCAAAACAACGCTGTTAGGATAATAACTGGAGATTCAAGTTTTGATAAAATCCTATTAACACAAGAAGAGAAAGAGACTCTTAGACTAATAGAGAATCCAGCACATAGTCTATATAGAACTTATGCACACTTACAACTACTTGTAGAAACACAACATATAAGAGATGAGCTAGTTAGTAGTTCATTTACTAAAGTAATAAACACTAAAAAAGATGCAGAAGAACTAGAGAAGATTATAAAGAATAAAGAACAAGATTACCATTGGTTTATTAAACTAGGTGAGAATATGTCTTTTGATGAACTACCTAAACTCATACAAACAAAATATAAGAGTGCAGATAGAATAACTAACATTGGTAAGATGAATAAGAAGATAGACTTAGTTAGAAAAGATGCAGCATACTGGATACAAGGTGAAAAAGAAGCTGATGTATTTAGTAATAGCTCACTATTGAATAGAACAGCAAATGTTATTCGTAAATCAGTTCTATTAACTAAACTACACTGGGTAGTAACTAATCCATTTAAGATAGCTGCAGATTTAATTTCTAATTATGCTTATCTAGCTACTGTTGGTGTTCCTTATCAGAATATCTATAAGTATAGTGTGGAAGCTGTTAATGAGTTAAAAGAATTAGAGAGGCTTAGAGGTGATGTTGTAGGGTATAAACTATTAGTAGCTAGTGAACCTACCAATGAAGCTTATAAGAAGAAGCTAGAGGAAGTACAAACTAAATTAAAGAATCATCCATTAGCGTTTGCACATTATAATGGACTTATTCAATCTCTTAGTACTGATATTATTCTAAAAGACTTTGATACTGTATCTGGTTTGCAAAGAGATATTGAAGATATTTTAAATAGGATAGTTAGAGAGAATAAAGGTAAAGGAGATTTAAATACTTTAGGGAAGTTTATCTTGAGTACTAGTAAAAAAGGTCCTAGAGTTGAAGATCTATTGGATATGGTTAGTAATAAAGCTAGTGGGTTTAAGATGACTGGGACTATGGGAGAGTGGTTGCATAATACTAGTAAGAATATATCTACTATTAAAGAAGAGGAAGATGTAGCTAAATACTTATCACAATTTATGGCAACTCCTGGAAGTGAAGTAACTAAGCTAGGCTCAGCTGCTGTTCAATACTCTGATGTAGTTCCAAGAATTGTATTGTTTAAACATTTAAGAGATGAGGGGAAAAGCGAAGAGAAAGCTATTGTAGATGTACTAGAAAGCTTTATAGATTATAGAGTCAATATGCCTAAAGAATTGAAAATAATAAGTGATTATGGTTTATTATTGTTCCCATCATATTGGTTGAGGATTCAAAAAATTATAGTTAATTTGTTAAGAGAAAGACCAGGTAGTTTTGCATTATCATATGCACTTACTGAGCTTATGGGAGCAGGTTCTATTCTTCAACAGAATATATTTGAGAAAAGTGGATTACTTCATACACCTGCAGATGTTCTTGGAATAGATACTCTTTTACCTACTAAATTGTTTGGGTGATACAGAGAGAGTCTTATACCTCTCTTCTGTATTCTTCAAATATAATATAGCCAATAGTTAGTATTATAGTAGCTACTGACACCCAAACTGCTGCATAGATTGTAACAACTACTAGAACTATAAAAAATATAGCTAGTATTATTGTACCTCCAGCTTTTAGCAAAGCAATTAAGTCATGCACTTAAAGCCTTATTTTGGAATTAGTTTAAAGTCATCTCGGACAGTTGCTTATCTAACCTTTAGTTTAGCAAAGCGTTTCTCCACCTCATCAGCTGTAAACCACATATCTTCACCTTTGATAACCTTATCAATTTCTCCTTTAGTTAAGAAGCCTAGATAGATTTCAAAGAGAGCTTCTCTAATACTCTTATCGTTAAAGTTAATATAAGCTATTAGCTCATGTCCTTTACCTTGAGTACCAGAGCTGTAGTTATGTACCATAAACTGAGTATGAGGAGCTACATATAGTTTATCACCTGCTAAAGCTATTATAGTAGCTGCAGATGCTACTACACCTGCTAGTTTAACTATCTTAGTAGCTGCTTTAGAAGTAATAATAGAATCTCTGATTTGAAAGGCTGAGTCTAGATTACCTCCTGGAGAATTGATGTTGATAACAAATGTATCCTCTTCAGTAGCTGAGTCTAGTAGAAAACAAAGCTTAGCATAGTTAGCAGGAGACTCTATAGAGTCAGAGATATAAACTATATGAGTATTATCCTTAGAGACGATAGGTACATAGTCATCCCAGACTGTGTACTTCTCTCGTGAACTAGAATCTGGATGAAAACTAATTTCCATTTGGTACCTTTCTTAATTGGTTTACTACAAGTGTTGAATATCCGCTGATATCAACCCAGCTATCATCATAGAAAGGATCACCATTTAGGATTCTACCAATCTTATGAGCTATCATCTCAAGAGCTTCTCTCATAGATGGAGTTAGATTCTCCCATTGAGGGGTATATATCATTATATTCTTTAATTCTTGAGTAATTCTAGCGTGTTCATCAAAGTCACCATAACGATTACCTCGTTGTTGTAGAGTAGTTTGGATATCCATAGTATCTCCTAATCTAGTCTGCAGATACGGTAGTTAGGTGGAACTAGTTTAGACATAGCTTCTGTACTAGTATCCTTTACCCATTTACCTGAAGGAGCAATAGCTCCTACTCTAGATTCAATATGTAGTAGACATTGGTTCATAGCTTCATTAGGATCGTATCCTAATTTAAGCATTGAACCAACAGCTACAACTATGATATCAGCTAAAGCATCTACCATCTCTTCTTCGTTTTTTGTAACTACAAACTCTGCTAGCTCTTCCATCAACATATTAGCTTCATTATTCTTGTTGAAAGGTCCTGATAGTAGATTTCGTTTTGTATTCCAATTATATATTCGTTCGAATATTGGGTTCATTTTATTCCTTTTTATAGTTAAGTTACTGGGCATAATCCATTAGTTTTATTGAATAGATGAACACCCTTCAAATATATCCTTTTTATTTATACCCTTTTTAATTTTGAATGCTTTTGGAACTTCTGTTAATAATACACAACCTTTGAACATACTAGTCATATATTCAACTTTTTTAATATTGAATTCTGGAACTTCTATTAATGATACACATCCTTCAAACATACTGGTCATATCCATAACAAAACCAGTTTTAAATAATGGAACTTCTGCTAATCTTGAACAACCTTCAAACATACTGGAGGTATCTTCTGTACTTGAAGTATTATATTCTGGAATAAATTCTAATGCTATACAACCTTTGAACATACTATTCATAAATAGAACCATTGAAGTATCATATTCTGGGACTTCTGTTAATAATACACACCCTTCAAACATATTAGACATATCTGTGACATTGGAAGTATCATATTCTTCAACTTCTGTTAATAATACACAACCTTTTAACATACTACCCATATCTGTAGCGTATACAGTATCATAATATGGGGTAGTTGTTAATGCTGTACAACCTTCGAACATACTGGACATATTTCTTGCACTTGTAGTATCTAGTTCTGGAGCAACTATCAATGCTGTACAATTTCTAAACATACCAGATATATTTTTAACTTTTGATGTATCAATCGATGGAATGGTTGTTAATGCTAAACAGCCGTCAAACATATACTTCATATTTTTAACTTTTGATGTATCAATCGATGGAATGGTTGTTAATGTTGTACAACCTTCAAACATATAAGACATATCATTAATTCTTGAATAATCGTATTTGTTATCCAACTCTGGTTGTTTTATACCATTTAGAATTAAATCCCTCAGTTCAACTTTGTTGGTTAAAACTATTTTTTTCATTTTATTCTCCTCTATTTAATAATTAAGTTACTGGGCATGCTCCACTTGAACATTCAAGTGATTCAATAGCATCGTTAGATTGTACAAGTTGTACAGGTTTAAGAGTAGATACATATGAATCATAAGCTTCTCTAGTAACAGGTTCTTGTGGTAAGTATAAATAACCTAAGTCCTTAGCTGTCTTAGTAGGATCTGTACGATATAGGAATGCTACACCTACATAGATATCCCAGTTATCTAGTAACCAGTATATGATAGCTGGTACTTCTTCTGGAGCATAGCTAATAGTATTAGATACATTCTGCTGACACCAATTAGTTTGGAGTAGCTTATATCTCTCTAGTTGATCTATAGCTGATTCTAGATTAACTTCTAAACCATTATAGTTCTGAAATTCTACTCCATCATATTTAACTGGGAAAGTAACTAGTACTCCTTCAGGATCATTAGGGTTAGGGAATGTACGATAACCAGCTTCTGTTAGTTTAGGGAGTAATGGGTCGTGTCTACCAAAGTTAATGTTGTTGAAAATATATCTTGCTAGGGGCTTATGGATGCCTTCTGTACACCCCATTACTTTAGAAAGTGTCGTGTTGTTATGATAATATCGATTCCATATTATCTCTATATGTTTCCATATAGACCAGACTATATCATATACTCTCTTCAAGAGTATCTCTCCGCTTCGACTCCTCTTGGAGCCTACTCCCGTTAGGGATAGTCGTTGCACCTTCCTCTATATAGAGGCTTGGCTCAGTATTGTCATAGGATAATATCCCTTAGAGATTCACTGAATTCAAAGAGTTTGCTATGCACATCGCTGTACACAGGGGCGATCCCACCCGAGGGCTTTATTGTGACTATGTTCTTAGCTCGTTGTAATCCAAGCTCGTCTGCCATAGCATAAGAAGCTGATATTGCTACTCGTTGCATAGACTGATAGTCATAAGCTTGAAGGTCTGGTCGTTGAGCTATACCAGTTAGTCCTACTCCACATAGTCGTAGAAACTCATTATTAAGGTGCCAGGCTTCTTGAAGTATGCCATCCTTTAGATTGACACAAGTCTGACGATAGTTAGCTCTAGCAGCTATTGTAATCGCTCTATGAAGCTCTGTAGTATTTCCTCTAAATTTAGATATATCTATCTCTGTAAGATTACAGAAAGATTTGTTGGATAATAGTATCTCACAACCTACCACTGTGGAATTACATATACCTATCCACTTGTAGTCTGGACTGTCGCATATTGTCTATCAAAATTTTATACAATTAGTTTAATTGTCGGATGATTTTGAAATTATAAACAATCCCTTACAGCTCTATTAAGAGCTATAACAGTATTGATGAAATTACGTTCATTTGAATTATAAACAATCCCTTTCGCTCAGTCTCTCACGGTCATAAAAGGTTATATACCTACCACATCCCTTGATATGGTGTTCCGCCCTGTCGAGATGTATCTCTCTTCCAAGTCAATTAGAAAGGGTTTTAAATCCACATTATGTTTATGGATTAACTCCTTTAAACCAAGGAGCTCTATTAAGAGCTGTAACAGCATTAATGAAACCAGGTTCACTCGAATTATCTACTATTTTCATAGTAGTTCGGACTATCTCTTCACTTTAAATAAAGTGTTCACTGTTTCCACTATCTTACCAATAGATAGTGTACTTCCCTACAAAGGGAATAGTCTCTACACCTTCAAGGAATATTGTATTCCTTGCTTGGTTCGGGATTAACTTATTGTAGTACAACTTAGTCTTCCCCGATGCTACTATGCTATTTTTTCTTGGGCACAGTAACATGCTTGGTTAGCATTAAATGAATAGTGGCAGTTTGAGTTTGGTCTACCACCTGAATCTTGCATAAGTTTAAAGATATAATCTAGTTCTTCATAAGTAGGTTTTCTTCTAAACACTAATGAGTTATTAGATTGAACTCGTTGTGGATTATCTACCCACCACTCCTTCTTAGCTACAGCAAATTCTTTCCATTCAGGCTCATCATAATCAAATAGAATAATCTGAGCTGATCTACGAGATGAGAGAACTGTACCAAGCCAATTGACAATATCCAATATATCCATACGAGTGAGAAGCTCTCCAGCTCTACGATTCATTATCTTACAGATGTTCTCTAGAGCAATGGATAATGGTCCATCTCCTGAAGATATCCAACCGTAACCTTTGAGTCTCTCACCTGCTGGACGAAGTTGTGATAGATCAATAACAATCTCTTTAACATTATATTTACCAGCTAGTAGTTTACCTATAGCTTTAGCCCAGGATTCTGCTGAGTCTCCTATAGATATAGTCCAAGTATCTGCTGTAACAGTCTCAGTATTATCTGAGTTACCACCTTTCTCAGTACGAGTAGATCTGATAACTCTGATATTGTGAGGTTTGAAGAATCCGTTAAGTGTGCCTATGATGGGCTTAACGCCCACTCCGCACATACAGTATTACTTATACTTTCGTATAAGATTAGACTATCTCTTCACTATTAATTAATAGTGCACTCTGTTGTAACATATAATTTCGTGCTTCAATATATTCAGGAGAACAACTAATACTGTCAAGTGTTCTCTGTTTATAATGCATATCTAGTTTGTAATAAAAACTAGGTAACATATGTTTATATATTAAAGCAATTAACTTTTGTGTATTAAAGGCATTAAAAGATATTCTAGGATTAGGAGTAGCATCTTTACTTCTTTTATGATAAAGAATTTTAGTTTGTATATTATAAGTATTGTTAAAATATGTAATTATGTTTCTTATTGATTGCTCGTCGAAAGAATCTGTACATATTCTGAAGTTTCTAGTTGCTGAGCTTTCTTTATAATCCATATATCCATCATCCATTATCCACATGGCAATTCCAATAGGAGTTAGTTTCTTCAATACAGACATAGGTACAATTTTCTTATTCTCTTTTGTATAAAATATATTTCGTAATTTTTTGAAGTACTTATGCTGATTTGAATATATCTTATGTATAGCTTTTCTTCCAATAATCATTCTATTTTCTGTTATTGCAGTTCTTGGAGCTCTACATAGATAATGTATGCGAATATCTGGAGCAATTGTAGATAAGATTTTTTTCTTAACATCAATTAAATCTTTAGTGACTTGCTCACAACAAAATTCTCCTCTATTAGTAATATAACTATCCCCTAATATTGTTCCTATTAATACGCTTCTTACATCTTGTCTGGACTGGCTCATAGAGTCTTCCTTAATTTAATTTATATGTTTAGTCGTTGAACTTTTTACATATAATATGATTGTATCATATTATTTAGTAACTTAGATGCTGATTGTCCAATCCAAATAATTTTTAAACATTCACACATATCTTTTCAGATTATGTTGTAGTTTATTTGGCTCTAAGGAGTTTCCAGCAGTTAAAAGTGTTTAAGCAAGGCTGCGGTCTTTACCTTGAAGCAGCAGCCATAGGGCATCTACAACATCATAGACAGTTTCTATATCTGTGTAAGCACAATTGAATTGAGAAGACTCTCTACGCTTAGCTATATCAGTACCACCTAGCCACAGAGTTCTGCCTGAGGTAAGTACTTTCTTAGCTAGCATAAGTTCTCTAAGCTCTTCTAATTCAGTATGCTGAAATAAGTTAATGGGATGACCTGAGGCTCTTTCCCATAACCACCTTTGGTGAGAGATAACTCTATTAACTACCTCTTCCCAGGATTCGAAAGTACCATCGTCTTTAGGACGAGAGTAAGTTCGTTGAGCTACAATCTGTGCTCTAACATCGTTCATTGAACTTCCTTTAGTTTTAAGTAGTAAGCCATAGATAACGCATCACAGCGTCCATCTAAGATTCCTCCTCTAGGTCCTGTTAGAACAACATCTGGGTAGAAGGTAGATATCTTCTCATAGATACCCTTCTTCCCAGATTTAGGTTCTATATCAAGTTTCTTTTGCCAAGTTTTAGGTGAGACTTTAGAGTAAGTTAATTCTAATGTCTGTAACATACCTTCTATCTCACCTAGTCTCTGCCCAAAGGAGAATACAGACTTAACTCCTTGAGCTGAGTAGCTATGTACATCTTCTACAACTATATTATAGGTATCTCTATGAATAGATAATAAATCTCTTAGAGCTTTAGAATAACCCTTTATACCTGCATATGAGTAATCATATAGATGAACTTCATAGCCATTTAGTATACACATTGCACCTTTAGCTCCAGGATTTAGTCGATGCCACAATAGATCGTTGAATAATTAGACCTATTTGGCACCGGCACTCCTTGTAGTTGAATTTGTGTGCATACTTATTACTTTGTAGGGAATGCAGTAGCTGGTTTAGCGAATGGGTTAATAGCTGGTTTATTAGCTGCTGGAGCTGGAGTAGATTTAGTTTTCTTATTAGCTTTCCAATCTTCAATATC